GTAATTCATGTGATGCAATGAGGTATATGAGTATAGGCTTGAACGAGTCAAGCGATTGGTCCAGTAAACTTAATTACGGGCCTTCTGGGATAGTTTAGAAACCTTTTTTTCTAAAAAGGCAATACGTTTATCTTTTTCAACGATTTGTTCTTTGAGTCCAAGACCCCAAGCCAACTGGTTATTCACGGGCCTACGGCCATTGAAATAATTACCGACGGCTGTTCGGGTAATACCGACTTCCTTCGCCAGCTTCCCTTGGGATATACCAAGAAATTTTAGTAATTTTCTAAATTGAAATTTAGTCATATAACACTGTTACACTACAACAATATAATAATCAATGAAATTAACCAAAAAAAAAGAACAAGAACTAAAAGGCACTATTACACGCGAAATAACTGATGCTTTAGGCTATCAAAACGGTAAACTGGTCCAAGAACGTTCCCTAGCCTTAGATTATTACAATTCAGAGCCATTTGGTAATGAAGTAGAAGGCAGATCACAAGTTATAAGTAGTGATGTATTAGAAGCCGTAGAAAGTGTGCTTCCAAGTTTATTACGTATCTTTACCGCAGGAGACGATATTGTAAAATTTGAGCCTGTAGGTCCTGAAGATGAAGAAGCATCTAAGCAAGCCACGGAATATATTAATCATATAATATTTAAAGAAAATGACGGCTGGAAAGTATTTTATACGTGGTTCAAAGATGCATTAATCCAAAAAAACGGGTTTATAAAGCATTATTATAAATACGAGGATGAATTCCTTAAAGAGTCTTATAAAGGCCTTACAGAGATAGAATATCAGGCTTTATTGATAGATGATGCTGTTGAAGTAGTTAACGTTGAAGAAGTTACTGAAGAAAAAATGGTAATGACAGAGCAAGGTGAAATGGCAGACACCCAAACTGTATTTAACGTTGATGTTCGACGTAAATCATCATCAGGTAAAATTTGCATTGAAAACGTTCCTCCCGAAGAAATGCTTGTTTCTAAACGTACCAAAACTTTAGCTGATGCGCCTTACGTTGCACACCGATTAAAAAAAACGGTTAGTGATTTAATAGGTGAGGGGTACGATAGAAAAAAAATAGAAGATATACCAAACTACGCAAACTCAACATGGAATGAGGAGTCGCTAAGTCGTAACTTATTTAATGAAGAAAGTTACATGGACGAAAGCGCTGACCCTTCTATGCGCGAAGTTTTATATTATGAAAATTATATAAGAACAGATATTGATAATGATGGTGTAGCAGAATTATTAAAAGTTTGTACGGTAGGAGATACAAACGAAATTTTACACGTAGAAGAAATATCATATATTCCTTTTTCTACTATTACACCGATTATTAATCCGCATCGTTTATTTGGAATGAGTGTTGCAGACCTCGTTATGGACATCCAGCAAATAAAGAGTGTACTTCTACGTCAGTGTCTTGACAACGCTTTTCTAATGAACAACTCACGCGTATTGGCTGTTGACTCACAAGTAAATCTTGATGACTTACTACAATCGCGCGCAGGCAACATTGTAAGAGTTAAATCACCTAATGCTGTTGTTCCATTACAAGCACAAAACTTTATGCAAGAAGGTTTGGCAATGATGGAGAAAGTTGATCAAATAAAAGAACAACGTTCAGGCATTAGTAGGATGCAACAAGGCTTGGACCCTAACACTATACAAAAATCACATACAACAGCAACAGGTGTTAAAGAAGCAATGGCATCGGCTGGTCAACGTATTGAAACAATTGCTAGAGTGTTTGCCGAAACAGGTATTAAAGATTTAATGAATTGTTTGTTAAAATTAACAACACAATATCAAGACTATAAAAAAATAATAAAAATTAGAAACAATTACGTTCCAATAGACCCAAGAGAGTGGAAAAATAAATTTAATTTAACAATAAACGTGGGGTTAGGAACGGGAAGCCATGAGCAACGGCTTCAAATATTAGGTCAAATTTTAGGCATCCAAGAAAAAATAATGATGTCAGGTAGTAAATTAGCAAATGAACAAAACATCTACAATACGCTAGAGCGCATGGTTCATAATGCTGGGTTTAAATCCCCGCAGGAATTTTTTACAAATCCCGAAACACTTCCTCCTGAACAGCCTAAAGACCCAATGCAAGAAAACCCGTTGCTTATCGCTACACAACAACAAATACAAGCTGACCGAGAAAAGAACATTGCTGAATTGCAATTGAAAAAAGAAAAGATGGAAGCTGAACTTGAATTGAAACAACAAGAACAAGTAGCTGAGTTAGAATTAAAAAAACAAGAAATGCTAGCAGAGTTACAAATGGAAAGAGAAAAGATGAATAGAAAAGCACAGATGGGAACTTTATAATGGTACAATTTACACCTTTTGGCGAGTCATCTTTATTTTCTACTATTGCTAGTGGAGGTGGTACACCTTTAGGTGCAGTCCCTATGGATTTTGCAACAGCAACACCTTTTAAATTTTCAACAAACCCAATGACTCCTGAACCAGATACACCTGAAAGTGATTTTGACATGGGAGTATTTTGTTCGATGCCAGCTAATGCCAATCATCCAATGTGTGTTCAAAATGATAATGGAAAAACTTTTGAAGAAGAACGAGCAGAAGAATTATACATTCCAACAGATGAAGAAATAGCAAAAATGACAAATGAAGAATACATTCAAAACCTTGTCGATAGGGGACGACTAAGTAATTCTATACTTGGCTATTTACCAAGTAAAGGTAACATGGTTAAATTAGATTCAGGTCAAATGCCATTTAGTCCTTATTTCACTTTAGCATTTGGTAAATTACAAGAAGCAAAAAGAAATAAAATAATAAAAGAATTAAAGAAACGAGGTTTCTTAGGTGACTTGCCTGCTAACCCTATATTTGAACCTGATGGCGGTTTACGATTTGATATAACTGGTAGTGGTCAAACAAACGCACAAAAAACACAAGGTGGTTTGTTAATGATTAATGACGATGTTAAACCTTATAAAGAAACTAAAGGAACGCCAGTAAATGATGCATATATTGGTGATATAAATGTAAATTCATATTATGTTAAAAAAAATCAAGAAGATTTAAAAGATAAATATAAAAATTTAAACACAGGTCAATTTGTTAATCAAGTAAGAAAAGACTCAGGATATTTTTCACCAGCACAAACAAGAGATAGAGAAAAATCTTACGCACAAGATCAAGGTAAAAAAGGAACTTACTCTTACAGGGCAAAAGGTAGATGACCCCAGAACAAGAAATACAACGATCTAATGACGCTAAAGCAATTATAGAAAATCCGCTTTATCAAGAGTCTTATAAAGAATTACGAAAAGAGTTAATTAATGAATTATTAGATACTCCCCTTCGTGATACGGAAGCAAGAGAAAAAATTTACATGATGGTAAAGATGCTTGACTCCGTACAAACCCGAATACAATCCATTATGGAAACGGGAACAATACTTAAAGAATAGGTAAAATATGGCTGACAATCCTACACAGGAAACAGCGGTTACTGACGACGCTACGGTTCAAGAACCAGTAGCACAAACAAACTTATTAGGTGAATTCGAGAACTTTATAACCGCAGAGAACGAAGCACCAACACAATCGGCTGAACAGGACGCGAAAGCACAACCAGACGCAACCGAAAGTGAACCAACTCCCGACGATTTGGAATTAGAGGAAATTGACGACAACTCCCCAGCAGAAGCTAATGAGGAACTTTATTCAGTCAAAGTAAATGGCTTAGAAGAAAAAGTTAACCTTAACGAACTTCTTGCAGGATATAGTAGGCAAAAAGATTACTCGACTAAAACAAATCAGTTAGCAGAAGAACGCAGAGGTTTAGAAACCGAACGAACTAAAACGCAAGCTGAAATGGAAGCGGTCAAAAAAGAACGCGATGACTACGCAGTAAAATTAAAATCTTTTATTAAACAAGACACAGAGGAAAATATTGATTGGGACCAACTTTATAAAGACGACCCAATTGAATACGTTCGCCAAAAAGCTGAGTCTGATAAAAAGAAAGAAGTACGTCAACAAGCGGAAGCAGAACTAAAGCAAATAGAAACAAAACAAAAAGCAGAGACAGAAGCTAAATACAAACAGTATGTTACTTCCCAGTCTGCAATGTTGCAGGAAAAAGTACCTGAGTATGCTGACCCCGTAAAAGGTGATAAGCTAAAATTAGGTGTAAAGAATTATTTAAATGATATTGGATTTAGTGATCAAGAATTGAGCATGTTAACTGATCATCGTACCGTAATGGTAGCGATAGAAGGTATGAAATATAATCAATTAAAGAAAGCTAAGTTAGATGGAAAAAAAGTAAACAAGGTTCCTAAAGTTTCTAAAGCTGGTGTTCCTACTTCTAAAGAAGATGTTAATTACGAAACTCGTCGCACAAGTTTTAAACGTGCTAAGTCTGGCAAGTCAGAGGACATGCTAGATGCGTTTATGAACGTAATCAACTAACTATATAGGAGAAAATATATGGCACAGCCAACAAATACTTTTGATTCTTATGACAGTGTAGGAAATAGAGAAGATTTATCAAATCTTATTTCTATGGTAGCGGTAACGGAAACACCGTTTTTATCGTCATTAAAAAATCAAAATATTAATTCCACTTACCATGAATGGCAAACATTAAATTTAAGTGCAGTAGCGGATAACAAAGTTATTGAGGGAGACGAGGCAACTTTAGACGCTTCTCTAACTACCGCTAGAGTAGGTAACTACACGCAGATTTCTGATAAAACTGTTGTAGTATCAAACACTTTAGATGCGGTTAACAGAGCAGGCAGAAAAAAAGAAAAAGCTTTTCAAATGTTACACAAGTCCAAAGAATTAAAAAAGGACATGGAACACGCAATGATAGGTTTAAACAATGGCCAAGTTGCTGGTAACGGTTCAACAGCAAGAGAACTAGGTTCTTGTCAAAGCTGGATTGCAACTAACGACATTATGAGTGGTTCAGGTTCACCAGCATCACCTACTGGAAACGGTACTGATGCAAGAACTGATGGAACACAAGCAGTTTTCACTGAAGCAATGTTTACAGGTGCTTTAGACTTAATTTTCGCTTCTGGTGGAAATCCTGATACTGTTCATGTTGGAAGTTTCAACAAAAGAAAAATGAACGGCTTTACTGGTAGAGCAGACGCTACTAGAAGTGTTGTCGATAACAACGGTACTATCAATGATTATTTTGATGTTTACCGAGGTGACTACGGCACATTAAAAGTTATTCCAAACAGATTAGTAAGATCAAGAGATTGTTTAATCCTAGAGTCTGATAAATGGGCGATTGGTTATTTAAGACCATTCACTACACAAGATTTATCAGTAACAGGTGACTCTCAAAAATCTCAACTAATCGTTGAGTACACACTTGTTAGTGAAAATGAAAAAGCTAGTGGTGGTGTATTTGATTTAACTACTTCGTAAATTTTAATTAAGGGGAGGGGGTATAAACCCCCTCTTTTTAAAAGCTAGGGTCCCTATATGTTTTTCTAAAACCAAAATGTATTGTAGCTGGATGACGACCAAATATATTATTTTTTATCCATCTTTTAGTTTTAGAATTATATTTAACTTTAAACCATCTTGGTCCATCGTACCAATTGTATTGTTTATAATGTTCAATACGACCGTTTTCATCAGGGACATAAAGATTTTTTTGTTCACCGTAAACATCGTGATTATTTGTTGGAATATCTTTATCATGCTGAACACTTACAACATTATTTTCGTATTTAATAACAGTCATAGCATAGCTATCACTACCAATTGAATATGTAACACCTTGACCTACAAATATGTTAGTATTAATTTTTTCTTTAGTATTTAACATCGTTTTATCCTTTTTGTTTATTAACAATGTTATACCCTATAACAATGTTATATGTCAAATAAATAATTTATAACCTTAAAAAACCTAGGAAATATGCCAAATTTTACTAAATTTAACCAAGCCTTTAATCCAGCCGATGTGCAAGAATTCTTTCATTATGACGAAGCGGAGGACAAGTCTATTATTTATAAAACGCAAGATGTGGAACCTATTTTAAATATGAATAAAATAGAAATGAACCACATCGATCAAAGCGGTGATATAATGAAACATGTTGCTTGTATTCCTAGAATAGTAATTGATCAATGGCGTAAAGAAGGAATTAATTTTTTTGATAAAAACGATTGGCCAAAAATAAAACAAAAATTAAACAGTAACGAATTTATGTATTTTAGAACACATCACGGAGAAATTTAATGGCATTAGATACATTTGCAAATTTAAAAACATCAATAGCAAATTATTTAAACCGCGATGATCTAACATCTTACATACCTGATTTTATTGCATTAGCAGAAGCAAGACACGGTAGAGATTTACGTTTACGTATAATGGAAAGTGTTGGCACAGCAACCGCAACAGGTGGTCAAAATTATATTGATCTACCAACAAACTTTTTAGAGTTTAGATATGTTGCGTTAAACACATCACCAAAAATAGTTTTACGGTATATGTCACCTTTTGAATTAACAAAAAATTATGGTGGTGTAACAAGTGGAGAACCTATCTATCAAACAATTATAGGTGAAAAATTATATTTCGGTCCTACTCCAGATAGTTCGTATTCTATTGAGTGGGCCTATTATTCTAAACCAACAGCGTTAAGTGATGACAATACAACTAATGCTATTTTAACAAACCATCCTGATTTATATTTATATGCATCGTTATTAGAAAGTGCACCTTTCTTAATGCAAGATGAACGATTAGGTGTTTGGGCAGAATTATATAGGGAAGCTGTAAGAGTAGCGAATACATCTGATGAGTCAGGACGACATTCTTCGGGCCCGTTACAAATGACAGCTAAGAGTGTAGGATGATTGAGTTTGGTCAGTTAATGTCTGACATGCCTTCTTTTCAAAATAGAGGAAGCATGAAAGTGGACAATGTTATTCCTTTAGCAAAAGGGTATAAATCTTTTCCATCATTTACAGAATTAACAACAACAGCTTTAACAGGACCAGCCGTAGGATTACATACGCAACTAAGTGCATCAGGCACAACGAACTATTGCGGTGATGCAACAAAATTGTATCAAATGAATTCTAGTATTGTCTTTGTCGATAAATCGAAAGCAGGAGGTTACAATAACTCAACTACAGAAAATGCTCGTGACTTTTGGTCCTTTTGCCAATTTGGTAACAGAGTTATTGCTACTAACTTTGCTGATAATATTCAGTCTTTTGTAGAAGGAACATCAACAGCTTTTGCCGATTTAGTTTCACTAAAAGCTAAATATGTTGCTGTTATAAGAGACTTTGTTTTTGCTGGATACACAAATGAAAGTGGCACCACATACTCAAACCGCGTAAAATGGTCAGGGATAAATGACCCTACCACGTTTACCCCATCACAGACTACGCTTTCTGACTCCCAAGATTTACCAGACTCAGGTAATATACAAGGCATAGTAGGAGGTGAAAGTTTTGGTGTTATCTTTACAGACAAAGCAATTTTTAGAGCAGACTTTATTGGTGCACCTTTAGTATTTCAATTTTCTAAAGTAGCAGATAATATCGGGGCCTTTGCACCTAAATCAATTGCAAGTGTAGGTTCTGATATATTCTTTTTATCACAAGATGGATTTTATAAAATTACTAACGGTTCAAAAATTACACCAATATCTAAAGGTAAAATTGATGAATTCTTTTTTGAGGACTTATCGTCAAACTTTGATGGAAT